CCTGCCACTTCTGCAAAGCGTAATAGTTCGCTGGTGGCTGTAGGTGTAACGTTTTTGGATAGGTCAATAATCTGGTCAGCAAGGTTCGTAACTTGGTCTGCTGCAAGCCCTGTTGTACGTTCGATATTAACCACGGCAGATTCTAACTTACCGTACTCTTGTACGTTGCCTATCGCTGCCTGTGCTGCTGTCTGTGCTGCGATTAAAACAGTGTAAGCCTGTGCAAGCCTACGGGTAACAGAAGTCAGTGCGTCAGTGGCACGGCTGGCCTTGTCCTTGTTCTCAACATCAGCTTCAATTGCGCGTCTACTGGTCGTGACCTGCGACGATGTAAGTTGCATCTGCCTACGAAGGTTAGCTTCTGCGCGAATATACTGCCCGGTGGTTATGTTACCTTCTGCTTTTTCTTCATTGAGCCTAGCAAGTTCACGTTCGTACCGGGTTATAGTCGCAGCCAGTTCTTTATTCGCTGCCGCTTCCTGACGTGCAGATTCAACAGCTTGCCTACGCGCCCGGTTCTGTTCCTCAATCTTGTCTGTTAAGCGCTCTTGTGCTTCCGATTCAGCCTTGGCCTGATTTGCCGCCTTACGCTGTTCTGCTACTCGCTCACGAAGATTGACAACCTGTTCTTCATAGGTACGATTTAGTTTTTCTGCTTCGCCACGTGCCTGAACCAACTCAGTATTTAATCGCTCTTGTTCGGTAGCGAATGCACGCGTGTTAACACCTGCCTGACGAAGTGAACTGTCTATATTGCGGTATTCACGTTCAGCCTGTCGCAAGTCACCTTGTAGTTGCTTGACGACCTGCTTTTGACGATTCATTGCCGTAGTCTGGTCTTCCGTAACGTCCTTTGACTTACGCACTTCTTCGCGAAGACTCTTGTATTGAGTTTCAGCCTGTGCAACTTCCGTCTGTAGTTCGTCAATGCGGTTACTGGCCTGTTCAAAGCTGTTCAGTGAGTCGCGTGTAATTTCTAGTTGTTCGACTTGCTTCTGTGCTTTCTCAGCAGTTCTACCAAGTCCTTGTACGTCTTCCGCAGCCTTTATCAAACGTTCGCTTGCAAGGTTTTCGGCTTCAATCCGTAAGTCAACAATATCCTGTGCCATAAGTGCCCCGGCTATATTTCAGATAAAAAAAAAGGGTTACTAATGATTGTAACCCTTTTTGATACCGTGACAATAGTAAATTACTGTTCTAGGCGTACCACAAAGTATTGTGATTCAGTAGAACCGTCTTTACTGTCGTCTGCTAATACTTCAAATTCCATTGGTAGCGCACCAAAATCTTCTGTAATCAGTGATAGTGCTTGCGCTGGTGAAAATGAAATACGGTGGCACGTAACAGATACGGCTTTACCGTTATCGGCTTCGTTGAATCCATCGAAGAACATTTCATATTCAACCGCAGACTTAGTAATAGTTTCGATGTTGTACTGTGCTTTAGACTGGTACGTAATCAAAATTTCACTGTCGTCAGGAATCGAACCATCCGGGTCAATAAAGATACCGTTGTTACGAATCAGGTAGTCAGTACCAGCAACATAGGTTGTTGCTGCACCTGTATCGGTCACGGTAACCGTTTGGTCAAAGTCAGGTAAGAAGTCAAACGGAATAAACATATCTGAATATGCTTGGTGTGACTCTGCGCTGATTGAAGCAGATTCAACGGTGTCTACCAACGCACGAAGTGCTACCGCAGCAATACGTGGGTTAATCGACAGTACGTTGATTGACGCTGTAACGTCTGTAATAGACGATTCAGACGCAATGTTACCACCACCGGGTTGTTGATAATTACGTTGTGTTTGCTTTTCTTCGTTGATTGCGAATTGAAGCGTGTCTGCGTTCCCCACCTGAAAGAAGCCAGCAGTAGCACCACGCTCACGCAGGTACATACCACCACCACCACGGAAGGAACGGTTACGGGTTTTATTGGAAGTTGCCATTATTCACCGTCCTCTTTTACCAAGCCATGCGATTGCATAACCTTTTTCTGCCCAATGGTGACTTTAACTTTGTCACCTTCCTTTTTGTCCTCACCAGCATGGGTGCAAGCCTTGATAAGCGTGACCTCTACTTCTTTAGGTGTGGATATGTTTTTAGTTTCAGCCATTTTGGAAGTTCCTTAACTAGCTTCTGTCAACTCTACGGTAATAGTAGATACAGTCTTCGGGTACAGCAAGCCATTTCTGACCTTCCGGGGCTTCTGGCATTTCAGTTCCCAAATTACCACGCTGTAGACGTACCATATCACCAACGTTTAAAACGGGGTTGCGTCTTGAACCATCACGGTTAAACGACATAACGTTAGGCGCAAGAACCACACCTAAAGTGCTTTTTTCAACAGCCCCTTTCGATAGAACAATACCGCCACTAGAAGTAGCTTCATTGTCTACGACCCGTACAATAACATTATCAGACATTGGTGTTATCTCACGCAACACTTGCATATCTGTTTCGGTTATCACTAAATCTTCTGGTTTAAATCTGACGCGGTGTGTCATTTTGGTTATCCCCAAACTTCGTTGTAAGTAATAGTACCTTCGACAATCAGGAACGCGTAATCAAGCGTTTCCTGTGGAATGTCAAAGTTAACACGTGTAAGGGTTAAATTACTAGTCTTAACTGTTCCAATAGCCTTTTTTATATCACGTAGCAGTGATTCCATGCGCTTAGTTAAGTTCTCACGATCTGCAACACCATCGAAACCTGCTTCTATCATAAAGCTGCGCGTGTTCTGTGACTCGTAAGGGTCGTGACGCTGGTTGCGTTGCTGCATTGTAATGTCTTCTTTACCGGGTCTTGCACCAATAGAAGGCCAGCTAAGACCGTTGATACCGCGTGCAATATCGTCAGCATAGTATATCAACCAACCTTCTACCCAACACGCATCGTTTTCATACCCGTTGGCTACGGTGATTTGCTTCAAAGGTGCTTCTATCAGATTCTGCCAAATGTTCTATATTGTTGAGAGGGTTGTAACGTTAGGCATTATAAAGTTCCTTGTAGTCGTCTTAAATCAGAAATGAATTCGTCTGCCATAAATCTAAAGGTTCTAGGTTGCACGTCTTCACGAACACTGGTGAACAACTGATTAATGCTACGCGAATGCAATACAGTTATTCCGTTCGGTTTAGTGCGTGCTTTACTAATTATACGTTGTAGTTTTCTGCTCTTACCCGGTGTTGACGGTGATAGTGACCGTCTGAACACCTCAACAGCGTCACGGTTCTTCAACGCGATACCAGAAGCACCAGAACCGCGCAGGTTCGTCACTCTAAAGGCACGCTTGATAGTTCGGTAGCCAGTGGTCTTATTTACAGCCACACGAACCCCTGTGGACGTTTCTTGATATGGGTAGCGTGTTAATAAGGTTTCACGTGTATTTGCCCGTATAATGGCTGACAAGTCGTTAGGGCTGGCACGTTTAGCAGTTTTAAGGTTACGCCTAACGTAGCTCTGCTGTAGATTCACTGTGCGTAGTATCTCAGACACTGATAAATCTTTAGCGAAGGTTACGGTCTTATTTATCGCAAGTGAAGCTGCACGATTTATGGTAGTGTCATTTGCCTTAATCTTATCAGCAAGTGCACCCATTTGATCGGGTGTAAATCGTGCCATAATTTAACGTCCTTGAACGGAAAAATACCACTTAGCTAATGTTTCCTCACGAATGCCGCCAACGTGCCACACATTACCTTCATCATCTAGGAATGTATCACGTTGCATGGGCTTACGTGGTAGTGCATCTTTTTCTACACTGGCAACTACTTCATAACCAAGAATGTTACCAATACCGTCTTTTACCGGGGTGTTTTTGTCGATGATGATTTGAACGTCTGCTAGTGGGTTAGCAGTATCATCGTACAGGGTGTAAGTGCAAGGCACGCCAAGAGTAGAGTTAACTACCCTTGCCGCTGCCTTAGCGATTTGCTTAAACGACTGCAATGCCGTTCAACCGAACGTGTGCAAGCGTGTCACCGTTTGCACGTGCTTCTGTGAAAGCACCGATTAAGGTGTTTCCAGTATCAGCAGTAGTTACTACAGTACCGTCGAAGTATGCAGCTTGACCTTCGGTTACAACGTCTGCTGTAGCCTTGGTGAATTCCCACTCACCTGTAAGCTGACCTTCAAATAATTCACCTTCTTCTGCGTCGATAGAAGGTACTACAAAAAATGCACCGATTAGTAACGGTACACCTGACACAACACCACCAGAAGGTGCAGTGAAAGGTACGTTATCGGCAGGGTGTCGAACACAATTCTTAGCCATTTTCTTTGTCCTCAAATTAAGCTAGAAAAGGGGTAAGGCCGAAGCCTTACGCACCAGTTGATTTCGCAGTACCACGGAAGTCTTCGTAACCTGCACCGAAGTCGTGACGTGCAAGGATGGTAGTACCATCAATGTCAGTCGATTCAACGATTTCAGTATAAAGACCTTCGTTACCTGCCAAGTAAGCGTACTCAATAGCGCGAATCGCGTTAGAGAATCCGTAGAACGCTGTCGCGCCACCTGCAACCGCAGCAATGCGTGGTTCAACAATCAAGTCCATGCTTTCACGGAAGACGTTCACGTTGCTTGTTTGCTGCGCCATGATTAGACCGTTAAGAATCTGCTGTGCAGTAGTTTCTAGGTCTTCACCAACAGCCAGAACGTTGTACTGAACGTTCATAAAGTTACCGTCAAGTGTCTTCTGCTTACGACCTAGTTTACGTAGGTCTGATAGACCGTCAGTGCTTAGTGCCGTGCTAATGGTGTTGTTGTGTGCACCACTGTACAGCGCTTGACCGTCAGATAGCTTGTGGTTTGCCGCTTTGTTACGAATGAAGTCATAGTTCAGGATAAGACCCCAAACAATGTCAGATTCTAAACGTGACGCTGCACCACCGAACAATTGTGGGAAACGTGAAAGTGCAGAAAGGTCGTCGTTAATCATCATCTGGCGTGTGAAACCAATCTTACGCGCATAAGTTGACAGACGGTAGCTTTCTTTACTTTCTGAGAATTTACCGTATTGGTACTCACCGTTTTCACCTAGCGGTAGTAGGTTAGGTGCGTCACCCATCTTATAGGTGTTCTTCTCACGGAAGTCATTCACAGTAGTTCGACGTGCGATAGGTAAGAATGTACGTTGCGTTTCTTCATACGCTTGTAGCAATTCTTTGTTCATCACGTTTTCTAGGATTAACGGTAGGTCGCTGGTGGTCTGCAACGCACGTTTAGCGAAGTTCAAACCAGACATACCTAGTACGTCACGTTGCCCGTTCATCATCATGTAATGACGTGCAGCTTCCATCATCGGCATTTGCGCGAATGTACGTGACTTATCATCAAGACCTGAGAAGTCACCAGTTACACGTGCACGAATCGCGTTAGCGAAGTCTTCACGCTTGGCTTCTGAATGGTCTTGGCGCTGATCGTCAACCATCGGTACGTTAGGTGCGTTCTGTTGTGAACGTTGGCCTAGTTCTTCAATTAACGTTCTACGATATTCGTTAATATTAGTACCAGCAGTGAACGCACGTGTTGCGTGTTCAATGTCGAAGCCAGCGTGACGTGCTGCGTCAATGTACTGATTAAGATTACTGCGAATCTCGTTTTCGTTTACCTGTGGTGCTGGTGTAGGTGCAGGTGCTGCCGCTGGTGCAGGTGCATCTTGACCATTCCCACGATTCTGTTCGCCACCATCAACTACTGCGCCACCTGCACCACCTTTAGGTGCACTAGCGTCTTGTTCAGGTGAACGTTTAACGTGCTTGTTTTTTCCGAAGCGCATTTCGTCTTCTCCCTCAATTATACAATCATAAGTT